TTGTAGATATAATTGCAGCCTGGGCCTGTGTCAATACATAGAAACAGGTTAAAACTTTTGCAGCAATTTGTATAGGTTTTGGCCCATCATACAGTATCAAAGCTGCCCCTGTTAACCCAAATATAGCGCCACTGCTACCTATCATACCATTAGAATGAAAAAGAGATACCGAATCTAATAGGAGCTGTGAAAAGAAAGCACACAGACCTAGACCAAAAAACAATCTAACAAATGTCTTTGTGGATTTTAACTTATGTTCCAAGTAAAGCATGAATGGCGCACCAAATATAAAGTTACCAATTAAATGGTCCCAATTACCATGGCTAACCATATGGGTAAATACGTTAACAAAGCGCCACATCCATGACGGTTCATTATATAGGTACGCAGTTACAACCGGATCGAATAGCAATAAGGATAGTACGCCCACTAAAAATAAGGCTATAGTAGCCATTAGATACCCCAGTGTTTAAGAGCAAAGCTAACAACTAGGGATGCAACGGTGGCGACTCCCGCCACCTTTACTTTTAGTTTACTTACCTCGGTCTTAACTTGGTTGAGATCTTGTTTGATCTCTTTAAATTGTTCGTCCGTTTCTAGTGCATGGGCTTTACTGAGAGCCTCAAGTACAGCTAGACGCTTGTCTATTTTATGAAGCAATTCTTCAGCTTTCATCTTTATCCTTCTTTCTTAAAAGTCTCATAGGTAAATCCAAAAAGTCTAGGATGAGATCGTCCCATTTCCAAGGTGTGTACCTTGCAATGACTTTAAGTGCGCCGATGATTGTAAAGACGGCGCTTATAATATCTAAAAAATCTTGGAAGTTCATTGACCAATTTTTCTCTCTTTTTTATAAAGTTCTAAATAAGTTGGTAGATTAGTTCTAAACTTTTTCATAAAATCAATCATCTCGCCTTTGTCACCTTTTTTTTGAATTTCATTATGAGAAAAAACATCTTTAGGAGATAGTTTATGTTCTATCATTTTATCTATAATAAAAAAAGCTAATTGATTTTCAGCTTGTTTAGATAAACCAGTGCCAGCAATAGTGGGGTCATATATAACTTCTATACCTAACGAATTTTTATTAGATACATCGGTAGGAAATATAGTAAAATCTTTCACCTTTTCGGGGCTAAATAGGTTACGTTTTCCTTTATCATCATAGGCTCCTAATACATGACCAGCTTTTTTATTATCTGGTAAAGTTTGTATAATTTGAGGATTTTCCCCTGTAGCCCCTTCTTGAAAATAGTGAATACTATTTCTAACATTTGTAGTTGTTCCATCTGGCTTCTTAACACGACCAACGTACATAGCCGGAATAAAATTTTTAGTCGTTTTTTCAATAGGATTTCCAGAGGCATCTTTCATAATTTCCCCACTATTAAGTTGTCTTAGTTGAGATGCTGTCCAATGCAATATTACATGAGAAGGTTTGTCTATATTTTGTATTTTATTACCGAGTTCCTTTGCTCTGTCTTCAAAATTTTTACTTGCTTGAGGATACGCGGCTGGTGTATAATTTTTAAGTGTACTATGAAAATTAGACCAATCTATTTCATTTTGAGTACTACGTTCATTATATCCCTGAATATCACCATAAGGTAAGGTATTTTGCATAGCTTGTTGATATGAAGTAGCTCGCTGCTCAACATCACTTTTTAAAACAGGAGTTTCCCCATCAACAAAAATACCACCGGTCAAAAAATTTCCTTTAGCCATATTATTTGAACTTTTTAAATAATTTGTTATAAAGAGGACTAGATTTACCAATATCAGGAAAAACAGTAATCTGCTTATCAATCTCTTTTTGGAGTTTCTTCTCATCCCAGACAGTATAAGGTACTGGAGACAATATTTTGTAAATATTTTTGCCGATGATCTCTGGCGTTGTAGATACACCATGCTCATAAATATCCGTAACTGCTTCTATAGGCATTGATCCTGGTGGCAAAGTTTTACCCTTGCCGGTAAGTTCTTTTGTAGCAGAGCTAAAAAGAGCAAGACCTACTAGAGGCTCTAATATTATTTTACCGAAATAACCATACTTCTTTTCATCAAGTGCCTCTGCCCCTCTCGATAAGATGTTTCTAGTATAGGTTAAAAATGGAAACAGTTTGCCATAGTCCCTAAATTTTTTAGGAGCATCTGCAACACCGTAAGCAAAGTTCATTCTTTGCGTAATAATTAGAGCATATGCATCTTTAGCATTTTGAACACCACCGGTCATATAAGCTTTACTAACTAATGACCGTTGCGACGTGGTTAATGCAGACTCTTTAAGTAGATTATCAATACCGGAAACACCACCCTTAGACCAATAATAATCAAATTTGTTTTGCGCTGCAATGACACTACTTAATCGGTTAACTCTTTCACCCTTTTCCATACCAAATTTTGAAACAAATTTATATGGAGCATTTGCCATATCTATTAGTTTGGCGATCTTATTTTTAGGTGCGGTTAACGCCTCTTTTTCAAAAAATGCCGAATCTTTTACTAATGATGCTTTTATTATACGTTCTGCATCTAATTTTCTTGCTTTATTAAAAATATCTTTACCAACACTTGCAACCCACCTAGGCCCAAGTTCTACCATGCCCATAGTAGGAAATTGTAAATATTGTTTTACAATACTTCTTAAGTTGGTACCTAAGAACTTGACGTACATTGCTTCCGTTAAAGATTGCGCTATCTGCTTTGCAGCACCTTCAGGATCATCAAAACGCTTAACAAAGTTTGCAACCTCATCTTTGATAGTATCGTATTTAAAGGCACCTAGAATGTCTGCAGCATCTCGCTTATCTTTAAGATTAAATGTTTTTATAAGGTATTCCCCAAAATTATCTGCCTCACTTTTAAGGCCGCCCATATGCAACATACTCAAAGAATCTACAGCATTTTCTAATGTAGGGGCAATTAGAGTCTTTCTAACCCCCTCCCTCGCATACCTGTCAAACACATTTACTATGTTAGTATCATGAACCCCACGCACTAAAGAGCCGGTTGTTCTAGCCTGTGCCAATGCCGGATTTCTAATAGCTTCGGCGGTAGTCTTAGTAGGAACGCTCATAAACTGAGGAAGTTCTCTAATAGGTACGTATCTAGGTAATTTAGGTACTTTAAAGGTATCTGCAGCTTGATCCAGTAATATTCTAAGATTAGAAAAATCCTGTATTTGTTGTGGTGATAAGGCCGGTCCCACATAATTAGGGATATTGACCTTCATAACACCGGATGTCGGATCTATGTACTGAAATGCATTTGGATTAAATTGAACGGTACCATCAGGCATTGTTTCAAAGTATTGCAATAGTACTAGTTGGTCGTCATGAGAAATACCGGAACGACGTAGATTTTTGATGGGTGCGGCTGCTGCATCTTTAAATCGAGCTTGCACGTTTTGAGCCTCATTTTTGGCCCATATAACCTTTTGCTGTGCTTCACCTACAGGAATACCAGATCGTTTTTGCACCTTGCCCCATCTAAGGCTTTCAGTTAGCAGGTTCCAGTCAGTTAATTCCTTAGATACTGGTTTAATGCCATTAGCAGAAAGTACTTCATCAAAAACAGCTTTCTTTAAGCTAGGAGCATTTTCTTTACTTACTATGCCACCTTTGACCAATTCATCTACTAGTTTAGTTCTTTCTAACGCCGTTTCTGCAACCCTTTCAGGGGTATTTGCAGAACCAAAAGAACGTGTCCAGTCTACATTTTCAAATACCTGTACTGGAGCATCCTTAATAACCTGTTTTAATTGTTCTTGTTTTATCAAGTTTTGTTGTATTTTGTCAGATACCTCAGTAAGATCTAACCGCAATTTACGTTTTTGTTCTAATTCTTTTAAAAGATTAAAGCGCTCTACTTGTAGATCTTCGCCAATTTGCTGAGCCTTTTTACCTAGTTGACCGTGAATTTTAGACTCTTGTATGGTTGCAGCTTTTATTTCTTCAGGTGTAACTGCGGTAGCTAAAGCCTGTTCTTTATTTGCGGTTGCAATGGCTGCGTCTTGAGCTAATTTATCAATACGTTGGGCTGCTTTTTCTTTAGCACCCATTTCTTTTGTTATTATATTGCCCGTTTGTTTAGATATTTTAGCTTCTTGTGTGGCTAAATTAGCTTCATATTTAGCTTGTTGTTCTACGAGAGTTTGCAATTCTTGCTTTAAGAGGGGGGTTAGTGATTGATCTTCTATGTTTCGCGTTGCCGATTTCCAGGCTGCAATGGGTTCAGTAGGTAGTATTTCTACACCACGACTAACTAAACTACTTTCTACCTGAGCTGCTATCAAAGCTTCTTTTTGTGCTTCTTTTGCTGCTGTTAAAGCTTTTTTACCTTGAGAAATCCCAGCCGGTATTTCAGTTAATAGACCACCCAGTACTTCAGCACCAATCTCTGCCGGAGTTTGTGCTTGAAAACCAAAACCTTCGCTAATAATAGGTATAGGTTTTGTAGCTTGTGCTGCTGTTTCTACTAATGATTGTTCCGCTATCCCAGCTCTTTGTAATTCTTGTTTAAGTGGTTGTGGTGCTAATAAATCTACTATTTCTAAACCTGCTTTTGCACCCCCTAATATACCGGATGTTAACGCCTGTCCTGCTCTTTCTGGGGATATTGTTTGTTGCAACATTGAAGTGGGCATTTGGGGTGTAGCAGGTAATGGTTGAAATTCTCCAGATAGAGGTATACTGGTAGGTACTTGTGGTTGGGGTTGTACTGCAATTAAGTCTTTGGGTATTTGATCTACTGGAACAAGATCTGTAGGTATTAAATCATTAGGCACTTGTTCTTGAGGAACAAGATCTAATGGTATCAAGTCATTTGGTATTTGGTCAGCCATTATTTAATCTCGGTCATTGTTCCATCTGGATTTTTCATAAATTTTCTGCCGGTAGATGGACTTACTAAAATTTGTCCTTGAGGCTGTTGCACTGGTTTTTGTTGTACCTGTGGCTGTGTTCTTGGTTGTCCACTAAATACTCGTTTATCAGGTAATAAACCAAAAAAACGAGGTTCATTTTTAGTCCAAAAAGTAGCCAACTCTTCAGCAGTTGTTTCTCTTTCTGCTTCAGTACCTTTTAATTCTGCTTTAATTGATGCTTTTAGTTGATCTAAATTTGTAATAAGACCCCTTCTAATTTGTTCATCTATAACGGAACTAATTTTACCTACCATACCACCTTTTGCAAGTTCTTTTTGTTGAGCTGCAGATTCTTTAGCAGCAATATCCAATTCTCTACCTTTAGTTATTAAAGCTTTTTCTGGCATTTTTGCAACAGATTGTCTTGCTTGTTGTATTAATGTAGCTGCTGTGTTTACATTTCCACCAGATTTAAGAAAATTGATGATAAAAAGTCTATCATCTTCTGGTATTTTAGAATCTTTTTCAAGACCAGAAATCATTTGCTCCGTATTACGCAATTCTTTAATTCTTTTTGATGCCCCTGAATAATCTTTTGAAGCTAATGAAAATTGCAATTGCTCATCTTGTTGTGGTGTTTTCATCCCTTGCATTTGTTGTTGAACAAGTTGTTTCATAAGATCTTGTTGTTGCTGTTGTTGCATCATTTGCAATGGTCCAGTATTACCTTGCAATGCTGCATATTCAGCAGCTATTTTTGGTAATTGTTCTAGAACAGGTGCTACAGGAGAAGTTACAGCGCCTACAACATCCATTAACCCTTGACCTAATGCTCTACCTGCTTTTGTTACTTCTGACATATATCACCTATTTAGAAAATAATCCGCCAGATCGACCTCTGGATTCTGCAGTTTGAACTTGTTGTCCTAGACCTTGACCTAGTGACAATAAAGTTGATAATAAATTTTGTTGAGCACCTACGCCAGTTTGAGCAAGACCTGTAACAGCTTGTTCTCTGCCCAATAGCGCCCTATTTGCAGCTTCTGCTGCAGCTTGCTGTTGTTGTGCTTGCGTTAATTCTCTACCTTGTTGTTGTTGAAATGCTTGAAAAAGGAGGGGATTTTGAACTAACCGTGACTGAATATCGGCTTGCCGTTGCAACGCCATTTGTGCACCCGGTTGACCTCTAAACTGTTGTGCAATTGCAGCACGCTGTGCGGCTGCTTGCTGAGCTACTTGCTGACCTGCTTGGGATGCTAAGGCTCTTGTCATTGCATCTGGCGAAGCAGAAAATTGAAATTGGCTAGAAGGCATTACAAAACCTTTTTGTAAAGCTTCTCTAGAAGTACCTAGTTGAGAAATTAGATCGGCAGTACTTCCCTGAAACCCCCCTCTAGCAGCCTGTATAGCAGCCAGATCCTCAGGTCTAAATTGTGTATAAGATCTTTGGCCTTGTTGTTGCTGGCTGGCTGTGCCAAAAAGACCCTGTCCTAATTGCATTGCTGCAGGTACTGCTCCTAAAACTGCGCCCATATTAGTATCCTCCACCTAAATTTCTTAGTATATCCATAAGATTTGTTTGTTGAATTTGTGCTGGCTGTTGCCTTGGTGCTAAAGTCATCATAGGCATAGCATTTTTTAAATTTGTTTGTGCTTGTTCTTTAACATTGTTTAAAATTGCTTTATTTACATCAAATTGTTGTTGCTGTTTTTTAGCTGTTTCCATAGCTTGATAATTTTGTGGGGATAACACTAATGGGGTTTTTAATGACGTATTTGCTTGTTCTTGTGGATTAATCATACCAAATCCCTGTTGCATTTGTTGCAAAGGATTTCCTCCACCAAATAATCCTGATAATACTTCTGCCATACTATTCTTCCTTTAATAATGAATATAGACACTCATCTACAAGTTTACCGCGATATAAACATGATTTACGTAAAGTACCTTCATATTTATATCCAGCTTTTTCTAAGTTACGTTTAAGACCTTCGCGATGCGAAAGTATAATACAAAACAATTTATTACAACCAAGACGATCAAACATGATTTCTTTAACTAAATTATTAAGTTTAGTAGAATCCCCCGATTCTCGTTTGGCTAGTAAAACACCCCATTTAGCTGTTCTACTTAAAGGATCTTCTATGCCCATGCTAAGAAGACCTATTGCACTATTATTTTTCATTACTATATATTTATCACCCATTTGTTGCATAAACTTAGATGGTTCTGCCCAATCACACAATGGTGGTGTACGTCTAAAATATTCGTCTAGATTGGGATCTTGTGCCCATTCTAAAACCATATTAAAGTCTTCAATTGTAACTGGACGTAATTGCATATTAGTACTTTATGATATAATTTACAACTAAAGAAGGTTGAACAATATTTACGGGAGTATCTGTTGCACCAGAAATAGTATGAGTATGTGCACCGGCAGCAGATATTAAATTTGTATTTTGTACAACTGTTGTTGAAGCTCCGGTTGAAATATAACTAAAATTATTATTAATTCCGGATTGGTAATATGTTAAATTGTGTTGGTGGTTACCTGCAGATACTGTAGTTGCAGAGCTTGGCAAATTTGCAGTAGTTAATGTAACAGTTTCAGCTCCGCCACTATTACCAACGGCACTTCCAAGAGTTGCACTTCCAGTTCCGCCAGCTCCTACAGCAGCCCTTCTTCTCATGTCAGGCAATCTAAAATTTCCTATAGCTTCTCCACCGGTATTAAAAAATGACCCAACAATAGAGTATAAATCTGAATATGTAGCTTGAGAAACTTCTTGCCCCTGACAAAGTAACCATCCAAAAGGTGCGACAGACCCAGCAAACATTATCATAGACCCAATAGGATTTCCTATACCTTGCCATTGTGTACTATTTTTTATTTCTACAGCTTGTGTTGTGCTGTTATATATTACTGAACCTTCTTCTGGAGAAACTATAGCATTTCTTTGTGCTGTAGTTTTAACTGGTAATTTAATTCTATCAGATGATACTTTTGTAGAATCATTAAAAAGATTTAAAGAATCTTTTGTAAGTTTAAAAGTATCAACACCATGAGTAACATGAATTGCTGGTATTGTAGCTCCAGCGGCCAATACCATTTTTAATTCTGCTGCATTTGCAGCAGTTTGCGTTTGACTATCAGTAATTAGAATAGAAGCCTTGCCTGCCCCTAGCAAGGCTCCTTGAGTTATCTTAATTGACTCATCATTTCCATTATTTTGAATTACAATAGCGTTACCATTGGCAATCGTAAACGCAAGATCACCGGTAAATGTTGCCATATTATCTTGATCTAATCCTGTAGACCAATTGACAACTGCAGTAAAATTAGCATTAACTTCTGAAGCTGATGCTGGGGTACCTGCTGTAAATATATTAGGTATTGTTAACGATGCCATAATAAACCTCTATTAAGGTTGGCGATTTATAAACCAAAACTGTGCGGTAGCTGCTGTTGCAGGGGCCGTGTTTCCAGTTCGCGTTGTTGTAACTGCAACGACACATCCGTTACTCATAAATCTATAGGACATATCATCTGCATCTTTACCAAAACCACTACTTCCTGGAATTCTAACAGTAAATACTGGACTTGTTGTTCCAACAGTTACATCTCCAGATGCAGCAGCATCAAAGACTTGCAAGTACACGTCTGAGGCAGTATTATTCTCAACTAAGAAACCATAAAGATTTCCTCGTCCAGAAAAAACTTCTACAGGACTAGCACTTAGGTTATTTGTATATAAATGAAATGTAGCACAGCTTGAACTACTAGTAGGAGCGCTCATGTTTTATCCTTTCCTAAATACCAGAAAAAATACTACCAGATACACCCCAACCGAGGAGTGTTAATGGAGCATCTGCTTCTGTTTGTTTGAATACTAATTGCATAGTTTTTGCTTTTCTATGCGGATCATAAACTTTTTCTTGCAGTGCTGGACCAGCCCAAATAAGTTCCGGGTCTCCTGGACTCCATTCGTAGAAATCCCAGGTAGTACCAACACCCAATATTTTAAAATCTTCACAAAATTCTTCTTCTGAACCTAAATCATAAATAGAACAAAATTCAAACTCATATGTATCATCAGCAGCTTCAACAAATATACGAGCATTTTTGTATAATTTTTCAATCATTGGTTGACCAAACATATATGGTCTTGAAACGATCTTCATATAAATAGGATCGCCATTATCATCGGTTCCAGTATTCATCTTAAAATACTGACCGCTTAAATTTGTATTACCAAAGTAAATATCTAAGCCACCGCTTGCCGTAGCCTCGGTTTGAAAAAAACAACCAGCTCTAATTCCTGGGTGAGTATTTTTATTTTCACCTTCACCGTATACGGTCCATCTAAATTCAGGGTATTGTTGATAATCACCAACTAAAGTCAAATTAGGTTCAGTGGCGGTAGTATCTTTAAAAACTTGTATATAAATTCTACGATATTTAGTATCATTTACGGTGCTTAATTTATAAGTCTTATTGCCTCTAAAATCACACTGTCTAATTGTTTCTTGTATATTTCTTGCAATAGGACGTACATTTTGCCCATCGGTAGCATATACATTATCTCTACCTAAGAAAACCAGCTCGTCAAAAACTTGAGTTTGTGCATAATGAGATACAGCACCGATATGCTCAGATATTTCGCGATAAATGTATGCTACGGCATCTTCATTTCTACCTAAGTCTGGTAGACCAACTTCTTCTAAACGCCCAATAGAGCGCTCTTTAAGCACAATTGGAACGCCTTTAATCTGTCCTGCCCCTACTATAGCATCAGCCGACCCATATTGCCCCTCTACCGAGAACTCATTTATAACAGGAAAACTCTCTGGTAGTGGCCCATTAAAGCCTAATTTAGAGAAACGACCACGATTCATAGTAGGATGAAATACTAACAGTCTATTTCTTGCAATAATTGGGTATTTAGCCTCATCATAATTGACATAATCAGTCAATTTTGTGTTATCTAAAGACATTTGCTCGGATTGTAGCGCGGCATCTGCTATAGATGACGCATATACAGTCAAATTCGCTTGAATTTCAGTCTCTAAGAACAGTATGTTGCCATTTACTACGGTTCTAAATATTCTTATTTTTTTATCTAAGTGCGATAAATTAGCATTAGCATAAGTTGGTAATGCCGTTAAAGTCAAATTAACAGTCTTATTTGTACTAGTGGTATCAATTGTAGCAGATATTTCAGAAGGACTGCTTTCAGCTACCATAACATCGTTTAAATAAAAGGCGTACGTATAAGCGTACAAGTACTGACCTTCTTCTAGATCTCCGCCTGCGGCTGCAACGCCCGTAGGGGCAGTTGTAGGGGCATCAATACCCATATCTCTTGTGCTAGATTGGCCTTCGTAAACCTGGCCGGATAGAAGATTGCCGCCGTCAAAAACAAACAAACTATCGTTTAGTTGTGCAAATGATGGGCGACCGTTAAAACCAAAGCCAGACTTTACGGTTGTTATTGCGCCTGCAACAACTTTACCTAAAAGAGCAGCACTAGCATTGTTTGTGGCATATAATAAAGTTTGTGTAGTGCCGTCACTCATTTTAAATTCTAAACCTTGCCTAATGTTATATCCGGCAAGAGGGGTGGCTAATACAGGTTCAAACCCTGAGCGTTTAACATAACCGCCAGTAGAACCAATATTGACGTTAAGGGCTTCACGTACGTATCCCTGAGCCATTAAATTCTCAGGCGAAGTGGTGTCTAACCCCTTTGCATCTGAGTATTCTAATTCTGATACGTAGTTTCTAGTACCCATTAATCATCCCAAGCATTAAAACCAGGAACATCATTATTTCCACTAATACCATCAAAGCGTGATTCAAATAAAGATTTGATTCTTGGGTTTTCAACTTCACCAAGATTTCGCATATCATCTAAAATGTCAGATCGAATAAGTGCCATAGCTTCTTGTTTTTTAACAGGAGCACGATCATCATTTTCACGATCAAGAGCTAGTGCAATAACATATTCAATTAAAGATTCTTGATATTTATAAGGAATAGGTAAGGCAGAAGTCATACTGTCTGGATCTGGTACAGTAGGAGTAATTTTACCGTCAATTTTTAAAGACATGACTTTTACTGTTGGTGGCCATATTCTAATTGTGTTATCACCAACTACTGCCCAAAAAGAGGGGGTATCGTTACTGGAACCGTCCGCATTTTCTGCATCAAATCGCCTGATCTGATTTAGTTCTAACCGTTTCATCACAACGCCATCAGCTTCTGCGCGGATAACTTCAACATCAGAGGCAGCCATTAAAAAACCAATATTTGCAACCGAAAGGTCGTATTCAGCTTGGCCGGTTACGGTTGTTAAAGTAAGACCAGTTTTACGTAAAAAAGACCAGTCATGCATTTTGCAGAATCTAAAGATTGCAAGTGGTACTGCTTGTCTTACATAATCTCGGAAAGTAGAACTGGTATTACCAACGTAGTTAACAACTCTAGATACTACATCATTTCCAGTATAGCCTGTTGTTTGATTAATTGCCATCTTCAAACCTCTTAGCAAATTCTAGCTTCTGAAAGAAGCTCATTTTATCATAGTCAGATTCGCCTAAACCTTTGCAATTAAATGCTTTTCTGACTTTATCTAGGGTTGCAACTTTTTTATTAACGAGCGTTAGAGCTATACTGCGCCAACCAGGAACGCATAATCTTGAGTACTCTAAGTTAAATATATCATATTCTGGAATAAAGTCAATACAAATTCCACAAATAAATGAGTCTAATTCGCCTTTTTCTAAGGCTTCTAAATATTTGATATGGTTAGGATTTACTGAACCATAATCTTCAGTCGAGACATTCATCTGCTGTCTTTTGGGGTTTTTAAGGTAAATACCCGAATGCCTATGCCCCTCTTCCCTCTTCACGGACATTTCTGTCTGCACATAAAGTAAAGGATTAACCTTTTTCAATCTGTTTTGAAAATCGCCTATTAGCATAGCCTTTTGTCTCGCTGGTACTAAAGTAAACATAGGTAGAGAAGGGGATGGACCATTCCACCCCCTCCTGCTCATATTAGATACCCGAAGCACCGTTGATTGCAATAACTCTTTTCGAGCTAGCATCAAGGTATTTCACAGCAAAGCCGTTGATTTTGTATCCAACTGTTGCAAACTGATCCAACGGATCGTTAGCTCCAGCCGAACCATGACGTTTTACGATCATTTTCATAGCATCGCCGTTTAGTTCCACAACACCAAATGCTTCTTCGCCGATCACGAAAGATTGGTGAACATCAATTCCACCAGATCCGGTTCCAACAGAAGTTAGCATTTTATCAGAAACCAAGAATCGCATTCCATACATACGTCCGATTTCTCCGTTCATTAGCGGTTTGTTATCGGTGTATTTTTGGATATCAAGGAATGATCCAGCGTTGATATCAACTAGCAGATCATACTCGGCTCTTGGGTGAAGAACTGCAACATAATCACCTGATTCGTGTGGTCCGATATAATCGGCTTTTTGACGAATCATAGCTTCGATTAGTTCTTTGTGTGAAAGAACGTCGCCAGCTTGGATTGCAGCAAAGTTGGCTCTGTTGTTTACGTTTTGGTTTGCGCAGTTATTTGCCAATTCAGCAACAATTAATTGCTCAATGGTTTTAGCTGCGGCAACGCCAAAGCGCTCAGACAGATTATCCAACACAGGATCAATCGCAGTATCTGACAAAAGGTCAGATACTTTAGCGAATTGTCCGTATTGTGCAATCGTTGCAGATACGTTTGAAGTGCTGAAGGAAATTTCAGCAGGTGGGGTTCCCTCTGCCAATGTGGATGTACTTCCAGCAATTGCAGAATATCTTAGCCACTTAACATCTTTACCATTTCCTTTTGGAAGTCTTTGTTTTCTTCCAAGAGGTTGTAGGACCAAACGAGGTTCAAGTGTGCTAAGGAGTTTTTTCTCATAATACAAATGCAGATTTGCGCTATTTGTACTTGTTGTCGATGTAGCCATTTTTTAGCTCCTAATTAATCGTCCGATCTTCCTAATGCCTTACGCATATCATCTAAAGAGAGTTCAGCAAAACTAACTTGCTTATCCCCTTGAGATACAGAAGATTCAGACTGGGCACGTTGTTTTTCAGATCGCACAGAAAGACCATCCTTCTGGGCGCGCTCAGCAGCTTGCTTGGCATAGTAATCAATATCCATACCACGAGACATAAGATCTAGAGCCTTTAAAGCTTTTACAGATGTTAAAGCATCAGGTCTAATAATATCTTGCATCTCTAACGCAAGTTGCTGCATGATTGGTTCTCGTCTAGCATAGTCAGGATTATTCTGTTTTTGTGTATTGTAGTAAGCTGAAGCTTCTGCTTGCATTTGTGAAAGTGTTTGCTTCTTCAATTTGTTAGAGACAGAACTGTTAAGTTCTTTAAGAGC